CGCCCGAGGGTAAGGTAAAGAAGAAGGTAGTTGAACAGTTAAAGCAGTTAGGGTGCTATTACTTTTTCCCTGCTACTGGTGGGTATGGTAAGAGCGGAGTACCTGACATAGTAGGTTGTTATAAGGGTAAGTTTTTTGGTATTGAATGTAAGGCGGGCAAGAACACCCCAACAGCACTACAGGAAAAGAACTTATCAGATATAGAAAAGGCGTACGGGATAGCGTGCGTGGTCAACGAAGATAACATGAATGCAATTAAACAAATCCTTGGAGAATGATATGAGTATTAATGATGCAACACCTGCTGAGTGGGATAGGTTACGCAAAGAACACCCTGCGATTGAAGTGACAGTCGATGGTAAAGAAGTGGATATGGTAAACCATCCTAATCACTATACCTACGGCAAGATCGAATGCATTGAGGGTATACAAGAATCCATGAGTGCAGAAGCGTTCAAGGGTTACTGCAAAGGTGCTTGCCTGAAATACCTTTGGAGGTATGAGCGGAAGGGTAAGCCGTTAGAAGATCTGAAGAAAGCGCAGTGGTACCTTAACAAGTTAATAGAGGTAGTTGAAAATGAGTAAGGGTAGCCGCCAACGTCCTACTACACAGGCGTTTTATGATAACTGGGATAAGGTGTTTGGGGATAAGAAAGAACCCAAGCACATAACCGAAGCCGAGTACAAGGCAGACATGGAAGTAGTAGATATAGAGGAGGATGAAGATGGACTTGATAACGGTTGACTTTGAAACGTATTACGACAAGGATTTCTCTCTCCGTAAGATGACAACAGAAGCCTATATCCGTGACCCTCGCTTTGAGGTAGTGGGTGTAGGTGTAAAGGTAAATAATAATGATACAGAATGGGCTAGTGGTACGCACGAAGAACTCAAGGAGTACTTACATACTTTCGATTGGGGTACGTCTGTACTCCTATGTCATAACACTTTGTTCGACGGCGCTATACTTAGTTGGTTATTTGATGTTCGTCCTCGCATCCTTACTGACACTCTTTGTATTGCTCGTGCTTTACATGGTGTCGAAGTTGGTGGCTCTCTCCATGCACTTACGCAGAGGTATGGTATCGGCACTAAAGGCACAGAAGTATTAGACGCTATAGGTAAGCGTAGGTTGGACTTCACCGATGCAGAGTTAGATAAGTATGGCGACTACTGCATAAATGATGTCGAGTTAACGTACAAATTGTTTAATGTTATGGGTAGAGGGTTCCCTAAGAAGGAACTCCGACTTATAGATTGCACACTACGTATGTTTGTGGAGCCTGTACTGGAGTTGGACTTGGGCTTACTGGAACAACACCTTGAAAATACAAAACAGGTAAAGGAAGACTTGATAACGTCTTCTGGTGTGACTAAGAAAGAATTGATGAGTAATCCTAAGTTCGCCGAATTGCTTGAGGGGCTAGGTGTTATACCGCCTACTAAGATAAGCCTTACTACAGGTAAGGAAACATTCGCATTTGCTAAGAACGACGAGCAGTTTAAGGCGCTAGAGAATCACCCCGACTCACGTGTACAGGCATTAGTTGTATCTAGGTTGGGGACCAAGAGTACGTTAGAAGAATCACGCACTGAGAGGTTTATAGGTATAGCTAAACGCGGACTCATGCCGGTACCTATTCGATACTATGCGGCACACACTGGTAGGTGGGGAGGCGATGACAAGATCAACATCCAGAATCTACCTAGCCGTGGTGTGAATGGCAAGAAGTTAAAGAACAGTATGCTTGCCCCCGAAGGGTACATGATGGTTGACTGTGACTCGTCGCAGATTGAAGCGCGTGTGTTGGCATGGCTAGCAGGGCAAGACGATTTAGTCCAAGCGTTTACCGACGAGGAAGACGTGTATATTAAGATGGCGTCTAAGATATACAGCATATCAGAAGAAGCGGTCACGAAAGACCAACGCTTTGTAGGTAAGACTACTATACTGGGCGCAGGATACGGTATGGGGGCAGTGCGTTTTGCAGATCAACTACAGTCGTTCGGTACCCACATGGACGTAGAGGAGGCGCGAAGGGTAATACGAATCTATCGAGATGCTAACTGGAAGATAAACACGTTATGGCGTAACTGTCAGAACATGCTGGTGGAGATGTCGCGTGGTAACTCTGGTAGCTTTGGCCCCAATGGTATTGTAGAGTACGGAGTAGATGGACGTAACGGTTGGATACTACTACCGTCTGGACTCAAGATGCGGTATGACGACTTACAGTATGAGCAAGGTGAGCGTGGGCCGGAGTTTAAGTATAAGACTAGGCGTGGGTACACTAGGATATACGGTGGTAAAGTGACAGAGAACATATGCCAAGCTATAGCAAGATGTATTATAGGCGACCAGATGTTAGCGATTGCTAAAAGGTATAAGGTAGCTTTGACCGTACATGATTCCGTGGTATGTTGTGTACCAGAGCAAGAACTTGAAGAAGCTACACGTTACATAGAAGAGTGTATGAGTAGCACCGCACCGTGGGCAGAGGGTTTGCCCATCACATGCGAATCAAATAATGGTAAATCATATGGGGAGGCGGCAGAATGACTGATATAGAAAAGGCAATGAAAGAAGCGCATAAGTTCGCAGATAAAGCATTAGAGCAGTCGAACAGCAAACTACAGGTATTATGGAGTAACGTGTTATCGTTTATGAGACAGCCTGTAGTAACTACCAGAGCATACGTTACTATAGTGGTAGTTTTATGTTTAGTACTGGGGGCATGGCTTGGGTAAAGTAACTGATATTAATGAGTTTAGGCGTGCGAAAGATATTAATAACTCCACACACGACACCGATGGTAGTTACTTAACCATAGTAATTGGTGAGACGTTAGATGGTGAGGATATAATTCTTATAAACCAGTGTGAGGTAGAGGGTAATACTAAACACAAGGACACCATAACTATGGATAAAGATATGTTACATATTCTTATTGATGAATTGATTGTAGCTGTAAGTATAATAGAGGACAAGGAATCGAAATGAGTATAACCCCGTGGTCGTTTTCAAAGATTAAGTCGTTTGAGCAGTGTCCTAAGAAGTTCTACCATCTCAAGGTGGCTAAGGACTACAAGGAACCAGAGACAGAGGCCATGCTGTACGGTACTGCTGTACACTTGGCCGCAGAGGAATATATTAGGGACGGTACTCCGCTACCCGAGAAGTACAACTACTGTAAAGATGTGCTTGATGTATTGAGTGGTATAGAAGGTGAGAAGTTGTGTGAGTTGGAGATGGGACTCACTGAGAACCTTGAGCCTTGTGGGTTCCGAGATGATAACGTGTGGTGGCGAGGTATAGCTGATTTAGTTATCCTAAACAAACGCACTAAAACAGCTTATGTGGTAGACTACAAGACAAGTAAAAACACTAGATACGCAGACAAAGGTCAATTAGAATTAATGGCTATGAGCATGTTTAAGATGTACCCTAAGTTAGAAAAAGTGAAGGGTGGTTTATTATTTGTAGTGTGTGGTGAGTTGATAAAGGAAGACTACTCTAAGCCGGATGAGCCTAGGCTATGGAAGAAGTGGTTATCAGACTACAACCGTATGGAAAAGGCTTTTGAGAACGATGTGTGGAATGCACACCAGAGTGGATTATGTCGTAGGCACTGTATCGTTACAGAGTGCGTACACAACGGGAGAAACTAATGCGCAAGAAAAGAAAAAAGCAGGTCAATGCTCCTGTCGGTAGTAAAGCGTTCAAGGCTAGGATGGAGCGGCAACGTGCTAGGCGTAAGATGGATAAAGAAGGTAAAGACGCCAACAAGAATGGTAAAGCTGACAAACGTGAAGGTAAAGACGTTAGTCACAAAAAAGCGTTAAGTAAAGGTGGTAGTAATAAAGATGGTGTTACAGTAGAAAATAGTTCTACTAATCGCAGTCGTAACTACAAAAAGAAAAAGAAGTAGACGCTTACCCAATGCGTCTTTAAATGGTGCCGCGCCTCTCCTTTAAGGCATAAGAATCAGCGGTATAAAATTGAGTAGTTCGGAGTCTTGTACTCTCATAGCAGACTTAGCCCTATCTGTGGACGAAACAGGGCCACTAAAACGTCATAATAATTAGGCAAACGACTTAATAAGTCGTTTAGTATGGCGGAGACATTTTTGTTGTGTAGGTAGCAAAGCCCCGACCTGACTGGGCTGTACAGTTATTCAGTTATTCAGCCTACCCATTAACAGAATATGTAGGTGTTAATACAATAACAAGTTAGCGTGTAGTTGCGCTAATTTTTTACTTTCGTGTGACGTGGACACCCACTTCACGCTATTTTGCATCGGAGAAACAAATGCGTCCTGTGTATGAAAATGAGTTTGACCGTAGTAACGAGGGTTACATAAAGAAGTATATAGAATCTAAAGGTAAGTTTACGTATGAGAAGTCCGAACCATTCTCCTCTATAGACGGCTTACTATTCCAAGATGGTAAGCATGTAGGCAATGTAGAAATCAAAACCCGAACTAATGCGAGTGATAAGTACCTCACTTATATGATAAGTGCTATGAAGGTTGATAGCATATTACGTATGAGCAAAGAGGATAAAGTAATACCCTTACTAATTGTACGGTTTACTGATGGAGTGTTTACGGTAGTTCTGGAAGATAGGTACGAGAAACGCCTAGGAGGTAGGCACGATAGAAACGATAGCCACGACACTGAAACATGTATGTATATACCAATGACGGAGTTCGTACAGATATGAAGATAGTAGATGATAAAGCGTTACTACTTACCCTACGTAACCCTGCAAAGGTTACATCGGTAATACCTAAGAGCAGAGAGTTAGCGAACAACCAAGTACTTGTTAACTGGGGACTAGAAGAGACACAGGTATTACGCAACATGAACATCAATGCACCATCCCCCATAGAATCTAAGTACACGTGGACAGGTAAGTACCCACCGTTCGACCACCAAAAGATTACATCTAGTTTCTTTACTCTAAACCGCAAGGCATTTTGTTTTAATGAGCAGGGTACAGGAAAGACTGCCAGTGCTATATGGGCGTCAGACTACCTTATGAAGCAGGGAGTAATACGTCGAGTGTTGGTGGTATGTCCTTTATCTATTATGGATTCCGCGTGGCGTAACGACTTATTCAGTTTTGCTATGCATCGCAAAGTAGACGTGGCGTACGGGGCTAAAGCTAAACGTACCAAAATAATAGAGGGTGATGCTGAGTACGTGATAATAAATTATGACGGGGTAGAGATTGTAGCGGATGCCGTAGCCAATGGAGGGTTTGACTTAATAATAGTTGACGAGGCTACGCACTACAAGAATCCGCAGACAAAACGATGGAAGACCATGAATAAGTTAGTAGGGCCAAGTACATGGTTGTGGATGATGACAGGTACCCCTGCGGCTCAAAGCCCTACCGATGCATACGGTATAGCCAAACTTGTAAACCCCAATGGCGTACCTAGATTCTTTGGTTCGTTTCGAGATCAAGTGATGCGTAAAGTGACGAACTTCAAGTGGGTACCTAAAGAAGATGCTACCAATACAGTACATAGAGTACTGCAACCTGCTATACGATTCACAAAAGATGAATGTCTTGACCTACCACCTATGGTGTATACCAAGAGAGAAGTACCGCTTACCAGACAGCAAGCCAAGTACTACAAAGAACTCAAGAACAAGATGATTATGTCCGCAGCGGGAGAACAAATATCTGCCGCCAATGCCGCCGTAAACATGAATAAGTTACTGCAAATATCTTCAGGTGCAGTGTACACAGACGAAGGAGATGCGTTGGAGTTTGACATATCCCCTAGGTACAAAGTACTACGTGAAGTTATAGATGAATCTAGTAAGAAAGTACTAGTGTTTGTACCCTTCAAGCATACTATTGACTTACTAACTACGAAGCTACGTGAAGACAATATAACCACAGAGATCATTCGTGGGGATGTTAGCGCAGGTAAACGCACAGAAATATTTAAACGGTTCCAAGAAGCAGATGACCCTCGTGTATTAGTTATACAACCTCAATCAGCGGCGCACGGCGTAACACTAACTGCGGCAAACACTGTGGTATGGTGGGCACCTACAAGTTCACTAGAAACCTATGCTCAAGCTAACGCTCGTGTACATAGGTCAGGACAAGATCACAAATGTACCGTCGTACAGCTCCAAGGTTCCCACGCAGAGAAACGTGTTTACGCACTACTTGATAACAGAATAGACATTCACACAAAAATGATTGACCTTTACAAAGAAATACTTGACTAGCTAAGAATTAACAACTAAAGTTAACATCCCGATAGCAAAGGAGCGTATAATGAGTAAAAGTAGTACCACCGCTGAGAAATTGACGGGCGTATATTTAAAGATAAAAGACAAGCGTTCAGAAATTAAAGCGGCATTTAAAGAAGAGGACGACAAACTGTCTGAGCAGTTAGATAAGGTAAAGAAAGCCTTGTTAGAGTACTGCAAGGAGCAGGGAGTCGATAGTGTGAAGACTTCAACAGGATTGTTTTATAGGTCTGCTAAGACTAGGTATTGGACTAGTGATTGGAGCAATATGCATGAATTTGTTCTGGAGCATGAGGCACCTGAGTTATTAGATAAGCGCCTTAATCAAGCTAACATGAAACAATTTTTAGAAGAGAACCCTGACCTTGTACCCAAAGGTCTTAACGTAGACTCAGAATATGTAGTCTCAGTAAGGAGAAAATAATGTCTGTATTTGTACCAATGGACAAGGTGGCTAAACATTTCGCCGTGTCTGTATCTACTGTACGTGGGTGGATACGTACTAACAAGATTCCTAGCGACACTTATATAAAGTTAGGATCTACTTACCGCTTTAAGTTAGCGGAATTGGAAGCGGAACTTTTAGGTAAGCCCTCGTCAGTGATGGAGGAAAAACCTCAAGGTAACGTATTACACGAGCAGTTGGAGTTAGATTTAGATCTGGATGAAGACGCCTGATGAGTAGTAATGGGCTACGCCGAATCAGCATACGTGGTGGTAAGTTTCACGTTATATCTGACGGTGAGGAAGTTACTAGGGACTTAGGCTATATGGATGTGGTTATAGTAAATGCCGCTCCAGTTTCTCGCGCTTATTATGGCGATGCGTACGACCCTAACAGGGTTGCGGTACCTACGTGTTGGTCACCTGACACACAAGTACCTTCAGTAGATGTACCCCAAGATCAGCGGCAATCAATGCGCTGTATGGACTGCCCTCAAAACATAAGAGGTTCAGGTCAATATGGGGGTAGGGCTTGTCGGTTTGCACAACGGCTAGCAGTTGTATTTCGGGATAGTCCCGAAGAAGTGTATCAGTTACAGATACCTGCCACATCTATATTTGGCAGTACTGACAATGGCGACATGGGTATGCAAAATTATGCTCGGTTGTTATCTAAACATGATACTCCTGTAGTTACTATCGTTACCAAGGTTTACTTTGATGAGGGTAGTGTAGTTCCAAAACTTTGCTTTAAACCATTGGAACGGTTGGACGAAGATACGATTGACAGGGTTTCGACAATGATTGACCACGAAGATACTATTCGGGCTATCACTATGTCTATACCTGTAACAAGTGAACCTGTGTCTCCGTTTGGCGTGGTCGAAGGCTTTGAGGCAAATGCAAATTAACCAATTAGGATATATAACATGGCTTTAAATAATCAGTATGTAATATCAGACGTTGAGGCTCTATGGCCTCGTATAAATAAAACTTACAAATTCGATAACGCAGAGAATCGCACTGTACCGTGTGACGCGTTTGACGAAGGCGCTAAGTATGAAACACGCTTCCGTATGACTAAAGACCAAGCCAAGGCTCTGTTCATAGAGATGGTTAAATCATACGAAGCCAAAAAAGAAAAAGGTTGGCCTGATAAGTTCGACATGCCTTTCAAAAAAGAAGAAGATGGTACTTATACGCATAAAGCATCCTTAAAAGGGGCATATGGCAAAGACGCTACTTTTAAACCTGTACAGTACGATGCAAAAAGCGTTAAACTACCAGACGACTTCATGCTTACCACGGGTAGCACTGTCAACGTAGCGGTTACGTTTACTCCGTACAATATGCGCGAAGCAGGTGTATCTCTCCGGCTACGTGCGGTACAGGTTATAAAGTATGTACCTATGGAGGCCACTTCACCTTTCAGTGCCGTAGAAGGTGGGTTCCAGTTCTCTACGGAAGACAACCCTTTTGAAGTGGTTGAAGCCCCTGCCGCTACCCCTGCGGAAGTGGTGACCGATGAGTTGTTTGGGGATGATGAACCAACGAAAGTAGCAGAGCCGAAAAAAGTAGTTAAGAAGAAGGCACCTGCACCAAAAGCATCTGATGATGCACTGGCTGATATAGTAGCTGACTGGGACGACTAATAGTCTCCCGTTGTAAGACCATACCCATAGCTAGGATGACTACCGAAAAGGGCGTGCAAACGCCCCTGCTATGGTACCTCTCGGAATTAGGTACTTATTATGAATACAGAAGATTTTTTAAGGAAAACATTAGGGGATGAAGGGTACTACTGCTTGTTCGCGTTCCGCACTAAAGATGATAAGCGGACACAGAAGTTCTATACCTCTATAGGTGACATGGCAGACGCGGCCCGTGACCTAGACAGTAAGGGATATGATTCTTATTTTGCACTTAGTACATTTAATGAATCAAATTCACGTAAAGTTAGTAATGTTAAACAACTAAAGTCTTTCTTTTTAGATTTAGATTGTGGAGAAACTAAAGACTACCCAAATCAAGATGAAGCCCTCAAAGCACTACAAAGATTCTGTAGTACCTTATCGCTACCTAAACCTAAACTAGTAAACTCTGGGCGTGGTATTCATGCATACTGGTTCCTTTCGGAGTCGGTAGAGTTACACGACTGGCTACCTGTAGCAGAACGCCTAAAGAAGTTATGCGCAGAACACGGTTTACTGGCCGATCCTGCGGTAACTGCCGATGCCGCTAGGGTACTACGTGTAGTAGGTACACATAACTATAAGACCACCCCTCCTTCTCCCGTAGAGTTTCTAGCGTCTGACGTTCCTGATGACGTAGACTTCGACAAGTTTTCCGCGTTGCTTGGGTGCGACTTGATACCAGTACCTAAGAAAATTACCCCCTCGGGTAGCAATGCAGTAATGGATGCCCTGATGGGTAACAAGCAAAACAAATTCAAAGACATTATAGCTAAGACCATGAATGGTACTGGTTGCGCTCAGATAAAGACTATATGGAAAGATCAAGAGAATTGCAGTGAACCTATGTGGAGAGCGGGACTGTCTATTGCTAAGTTCTGTGTAGACTCCGAATCTGCGGCCCACAATATATCTAAGAAGCATGAGGGGTACACCCCTGAAGATACACGGGACAAGATGGAACTTATCAAAGGGCCATACAAGTGTACATCTTTTGACGAGTTTAACCCTGATGTGTGCCCCAACTGCCCTAACTGGGGTAAGATAAAATCTCCCATAGTACTAGGTAGTAGTGTGGTGGAAGCGACTGAAGCAGATAACGTAGTAGAAGTACCTGCACTGGACTTACCTTTTGCGCCCACTACTACGTATGTGATTCCGACATACCCTAGACCTTTCTTTAGGGGCACTAATGGAGGGGTGTATATACGTACTACTAATGCTGAAGGCGATCCCGACGAGAAAGTGGTGTACCACAACGACCTGTATGTAGTTAAGCGTATACAGGATATAGAGATGGGCGAAGCCGTAGTCGTAAGACTACATCTACCTAGAGATGGGGTGAGGGAATTTACGATACCGCTTACCTCTGTCACATCTAAAGAAGAACTACGAAAGCAGATGTCCATGAATGGTGTGGCTGTCTCAAGAATGGATGACCTTATGACTTATATGACAACATGGGTAAACGAGTTACAAGCTACTAGCGTTGCAGATGAAGCACGCAGACAGTTCGGGTGGACAGATGAGTCTTATACATCTTTTGTAGTCGGCAACCAAGAGATATTAGCAGACAGTATAAAGGCCAACCCTCCCTCTACCCCCACGGTGGGGTTGTTCCATGCATTTGAACCTAAAGGTACTCTGCAAGAATGGATCGACATGGCTAACTTTTATGATAGGGATGGATTTGAACTGCACCAGTACATAGTTGGGGCCGCGTTTGGGTCACCTCTTATGGCGTTTAGTCCGGTATCTTGTTCGGGGTTTCATGTGCATAGTAAGGAGAGTGGCCTTGGTAAGACTACTGCTATGTTCGTAGGCGCGTCTGTATGGGGCAACCCCGAAGAGTTAGTGCTAGACAAGAACGATACGCAGAACTCCAGAATGTTACGTGGAGAAGTATACCATAACTTACCACTGTACATTGATGAGATGACTAACGCTAAAGGT